ACTGGCATTCAGTCACTGGGCCAAGCAGTGTATGTTCCGTGCTGCTGCCAATGCCAACAAGGCCTATTGGCCTCCTGGTATGAATGTCACAGTAGAGATACACGAATCCTGGTGTCATATCACACGTGATGGTGGCTATCATGACATGCATGCTCATCCTGGCAGTTCTTGGTCTGCTATCTATTATGTAGACACCGGAGACATGGGTGCTGCTGAAGATAAAAATGGTGTCAACAGATTTTACAACCCCAACAATTGTGGGTATGCAGATGCAGGAATGGCCTGGGTCAATCGCAACACCAGTATTGACTTCAGAGCAGAACCTGGTATGATGGTGGTTTTCCCCAGTTGGCTACAACATTCTGCTGTGGTTTACCGCGGTACACAGGATCGTATTGTGATTGCACTAAATTGCAGAATCACCAGATCTGACCTGTCACAGGTATCATTGTCTATATGAGTCAACGCATACGATGCCAGACTCGATTTGATATTACCGAAACAGGTGTAAAGAATCGTAGTCACAAGGCCAATACGCAGTTCAAAGATGTCTCGGGTCGTGTAATTGGCACAGAGTCGGAATGGAACCGGGCCAGAAATCAACAGTGCAACTGGGAAACTGTGAATCAAATCATCTCCTTGCGAACCTTGCCAGAAAATATCACCCGGCCTGTACACAATGTAGACACTGGCATTTGGTCGTTTGAATTTGTAGTGGTTGATCCTGCCACTGTGGCCTGTGATGGTAATCCAGTGGGTTACCTGCAAAAAGACTGCGAAGATGTGCCCATGATCCAGGGCCTGGATGAAACAGGAGAAATTGCACCGGTCTTGGTGTCTTTGAGTGCAGATGCCAACATCTGGTTTGAACTGTTAGCATAAATAAAACATCTTGGGACACACAGCATGGTTGACACAACCGATATTGAAAAAAAGAGTTTGGAAGCACATGTGGAATTGTGTGCCGAACGCTATCGTTATCTGGAAGAAAAGTTAGAATCACTTGAAGCCAGATCAATTGAAAATAACAAGATGATTTCTGACATACGGGGCATGATACAGACAGTGGTTGCCAATCGCAATGATCAGATCATCAAGTGGGGTCTGGGCATTATTGTTACACTGGGCGGAATAGTGGGCTGGCTCGTAACGCATTACGTACTTAAATGAAACAAAACACTGCCATACCACAGCTGGAAAAGCTGATGCAACAAGAATTTGACCAAATCAAAGATAATCTAATATTCAGTGCCGACGGTCTTTATCATGTGTTTGACAGCTACACAATAACTCCAAAAAACAAAGAAAGTTTTGAAGTGGCCAGACCACAGCGTGATGTCAAGACCTTTGGCAGTTTGCGTGTGGCACTGAGTTGGTGCATTGCCGACAAGTATAGACAGCTGGCACTGGCACACAGTCTACAGAATTTAGATCAAGAAAAACAACGTATCTACGCAGATATTGAGGTGCGTCAAGCTGTTTCAAAACGCATGCAGGATCCAGATCAAGCAGAATTTACCCAACTCAAGATCACCATGAAGAAAAACCATCTGTCCAGGGTGGAACAACAATTGACCAAATGTGTCAATTTGGCTAAATACTGGCAAATACAAGGATTCAATCGCGATGAAACTGCACGAATTAGACCAACACAATCAACAAGATAAAGCCCAACAGGTGCTGCAGGCCAGACTGGGTCACACAGTATCTTTTGCCAATCTGACCATGCGCGAATCTCGTCACATGCTGTTGCGTGTGCGTGGCCTGCTCAGCGAGCACAGATCCACTGCAGCAGCACATTCAAGCGAACGTGATCCTGCTTATCTCAAGCTGCTTATGTTGGAATCAGGTCTCAAAGGGCGCCTGAAAGAAGTGGCTCCTGTTGTACCCGGAGCAGCTGGTGCTGTTCCTGTGGATACAAAAGATCCCAAGGTACAAGCTGCAATGAAGAAAAGCCAGGCCGGCCAACCCTTGAATAAAGACGAACAAGCACTAGTTGGAGCGGTTGCTGCCAGTACAATGCCAAAAGAATCACAACAGTCTCGACGCAGACTGCGCGAAAGCGAAATCCAGCAGGCACAGGTTGTGTTGGCTGCCCAAGACATAGTTGATCAAGTACAAAAGATGTTGGAACAGATCAGTGCCATGCAGTTCAAAGACCTACCGGCTCTGACAGATTCAATCAAGAACGACATGGGTGTTGACCAAGCCACTGCTTATCAATCTGCTACTGCTGCTGCACTTACACAACTGCTACAATCAGTGCAACAAGGTAAAACAGCATTGGAAGGTGCACAAGGAACACTGACAGGTCAAGAACCTGTTGTGCCAGGTCAAGAACCTGCTGCAGACATGGGTGCAGATCTCAATGCAGAACCTGCTGCGGACATGGGAGCTGATTTAAATGCTGAACCTGCTGCGGACATGGGTGCTGATGAAGAAGAGCCAACACCTCTTGGTGCTCCTGAGGCTCTAGGCCGTGACCGTCGTGTTGCTGAAGCCAAAAAAGGCAAGAAGCCAGACTTCCTGGATCTTGACAAGGATGGCAACAAGAAAGAAACAATGAAGTCAGCTGCGGCTGACAAGAAAGCAGGTCCCAAGAAAGGCGTAAATCCTTTTGCCAAAAAGAAATAATGAAACTGATTGAATTTGAAGTAAATTCAGCAAACACACAGAAACTGGCTGCACTTAGCCAGTTTTTGTTGTCACGTGCCCAAGACACAGATGCTGAAAAAAAAATATCAATCGCAGCATTTGTTGATTTGGCCAAAAATGTAGGAGTCAGTTTGAATGACGCACAATTACGTAATCTTGTGCAACAGGCTCCTTTGAAAGAATTGATTGCTGATGTCACTGACACAGAAGTCATATTCAAAGGTGCGGTTGAAGGTGCACCCAACATGACAGTGGATCAGGCTCGCGAAACTGTCAATACCATGGCCCAGCGAGCATTAAACAAAAAAGGACTCTGACATGTTAGAAACAATTTTCTGGTTACTGGTAGGTGCATTTATTGGTTGGAATTTCCCACAACCCGATTATGCAAAATCAATTCAAGCTAAAATACTAGGCCTGTTTAAGAAATCGTGAATGTTGTTTATATTCACGGGGCTTCGGCCTCCGGGGATAGTTTCAACTACATTCGTCACCATTTAAATCATCCTGTTGAAACTGTTATAGAGTACAACAGCACTAATGGATTTAAACATAATCTAAACAGAATGCGAGAAACTATTTCGCAATCTCAGGGCTCAATCTTTTTTGTAGCTCATAGTCTGGGTGGAATTTATGCACTGCATTTGGCACAAGACTTTTTTGATCGAACAGCAGGGGCAGTCACACTCGCTACACCCTACGGTGGATGCCGCGAAGCAGTATTGGCTCAATTCTTTTTACCATTTAACCAACTCATGCGCGACATCAGTCCCGGCAGTGAACCCATGGCCAGTGTACACAAGATGCGTGTGCCACGAAATTGGACCAATGTGGTAACCACTTGTGGCAGCAATCCATTTATAACAGCCTCAAACGACGGAGTAGTAACTGTGGAAAGTATGAAACATTTACCAGACCAGATGGACTTGGTAATATCCAAGTCCACACACTACGAAGTAGTTTTATCGCCAGAAACAGTAAATATTATTACCGACAGAATTTGACAACGCAATTGATTGATGTTATACTATAGATGTATTAGCAGTGCATTATATGGAGTCAGACACATGTTAATATGCAGTTGCAACAAAAATGGTTTAATTTATCTCTCAAGAGAATATTATGAAGAAACTTATTTTAACAATCGCTCTGCTCGCACTTACCACAACCACAGCCCTGGCTGGTGGTTACGGCCATGGACCGCGCGGCGGGTATAACGGGTATAACGGTTATAACAGTTATCGAGGCGGCAATGGATGGAACTACGGTGCTGCTGCCCTAGGCGGTGCCATCATAGGCGGAGCATTGGTATACGGTGCAACACGCCCTTACTATTCGGCGCCCGGCCCTGTGTACGCAGAGCCACCGGTATACTACGCACCACCACCGGTGTACTATAATCCTCCAGTTAATACAGCGCCATACAGTCCGGCTCCTGTGTTATATTGGGACGCTAATTGTCAGTGTTACAGATAAAAGGAGTACAATATGGCA